GTTGTACTCACTAACAGGACACTTGTTGCCCAAAGTTGTTAAAGATTTCTCTATAAACCAACCGCCAGGACCTTGAAAACCATGATCCCAATATTGGACCCATGGAAGTTCTTCTCCATTAGCTGCTGGTAAGAAACGAAGTACTGCGTAACCATTACCAGATTTATCTAGTTCAGGTTTCCAGAATCTATCGTCGCCGTAAGATTTCTTTTCTGAGGACTCTTTCTCAAGAGCTGTTTGTAGTTTGTCGAATCCGCCTCGACTGCGTTTTAATTCATTGAATGACATATTATCTCCTATTGTTTATCAATTTTATTATTTTATTATTTTATCCACTTATTTCATTATGTAAAACTATTGTATGTTAACGGCTTTTTATTTCCGTTATTATATATAGTATAACTGACATCTTTAAATTTGTCAATCACCTTGTGTATCTGTGCTTCTTGAGTTCCTAATAAGGAATTAGGATCCTCAGTACCAACCCTCAATCGAGAAGTTTCCTTCTCTCTCTTATAGGCATTAGTACCAGCATAGATATTTTGATAAGTGTCTGGTTGAAAGTTCCATATAGAATCGAAACCTACAAGACACACCTCATCAAAACCCATTATAGAAGCCTGAGCCATCGCTTGACTTCCAGCAAAGAAGTTGACACTAAACCTAGGGTCTTCTTCTGTACCTTTCATATTTTGTATTTGCCATTCTGGATTTACTCCAATGACATGAACTTCCATGATATTAGATATATCATCTTCAAGTCCGAAGATCCAACAATGTTCCCACCTGTCTAAATCAGATTCTTTAACATTGAATTTTGGATCAAAATTATTAACTATCATATCTTTCATTTCCATTGGTACACAATCGAAATCTGGAAAGATACATTTATTGTTCTTTGGATATTCTGTTTCACATATCTCTTTTATTATTGTTGAGTCACCTGACACTAAGTAATCAGGAGCATAGTCTCTATACAATGCATTACAACCGAATGTTGTTCCGGGTAATGTGTCTAACATTACATCCCTTCTTGAAGGACCGTTACCAATGATGTAAGCTACTTCTGCCATAGTCCACTCATGATTGTTTGTATTTTTCTTTGTTCCATTTCTATAAACGGTGATAACTTAGTTAGTTGTTTTCTCTTTAAAGGCCAGATGAATGTTTCTTGTATTTCTTTATCGTATATTTTCATAAGACCAAAGATCAGATCAAACGCTAAGAATGTCTCAGCTGATATATAACTACCTAGATATTCTTTAAGAAGATTTGAATGTTGTCCTTTCTTTACTGATAATACATCATCAATAGTGTCATACTTGTCATACAAGTATCTACAATCTTCATGAATAGAATATGTTAATTGTTGTTTTCTTTTCTTGAACTCTTTATAATTATCTTCACATTCTCTATCTAGAAGATTTCTAACATAATACTTTTGTTTAGAAAGATTGGCTACTAGAAAATCTTTGAGTTCATCTCTATGTTCTCTAGCTAACTTAGCAAAGTGATACTTGTCATTTCGTTTTAGAAACGCTGGTAACTTTACTGGTACTTTACCGTTATACTTAAAGAAGTCATAAGACTCTGTATTAAAATGATTATTAATAGCTAAGTACAAACAGTAAGCATCAAATCCTTCTCTGCTTGTCATTAATATAACCTAGGCCTTCCTAATGTATTATTGTTTTCTTGATTCTTCTGTTCTCTACGAACAGCTTCTTTTATTTTTCGTTGTTTCTTTTGAGCTGGCTTCTCGAAATATTCTCTTTTTCTGAGTTCTTGAATAGTACCAGCACGTTCAACTTTCTTTTTGAATTGTCTTAACAGTACATCAAAAGGTGGGGGACCTTTAGGTTTATTTCTATCGAATTTTTTATTGAACTGTTTTCTTTGTTGGTAGGGTTTTTGTTGTTGGGGTCTCATATTATATTATCGTATTTTATTGTATTTTATTATATTGGTAATTTAGCGTGTGATTCTTTTAGGAATCTTAAGCCGACAGCTTCAGCTTTGATCTTTTCTTTTAGAGGAGGAGTTATCAATCCTTTAACTGATTCAGGTTCTAAATGATTCTCTTGACAAAAATGTACTATAGCATCTATGTAAGTTAGTCTTTTTTGTATTACTAGTTCTTCTACCGAAGTTGTAAACTTCTTTTTAGTTAAGATCATATATCTATTATAACACCTTTCGCTCAGTTGTCAAGGTTTTGATTATGTTTTCTGTGAGAGAGTTTTTCTTCCCAATTTTCTATTGCTTTAGTGATAGCTGCTTCTGCTAATACACTGCAATGTAATTTGATAGATGGTAGTTCTAATGCTTCGGCGATCTCTTTGTCTTTAATGAGTTTAGCTTGTTCAATAGTTCTACCTTTTAACATTTCAACAAATAATGTAGAAGATGCTATCGCTGAACCACAACCATAAGTCTTAAATTTAACATCTTCGATAAGTCCGTCAATGTTTAATTTTAAATCAAGTTTCATGACATCACCACAAGCCGGAGCTCCGACCATTCCGCTAACCACCATAGGGTCGTTCGGATCAAATCGTCCGACCGAATGTTTTTCTGGATTCGCGAGAACACTCTCGAATCTTTCTATTACTTGTTTTGAATATGCCATATTAATTTTGTGAATGTGAAGTTATAAGTGTTATAAATAATAGGGTAAATCACATTGGTTTACAAGAACTATTTATAACAAAGGATACTCTAATGAATGTAAAACAATCATGGAGTAGACACGGCGAAGAAGTAAAGGCTTCCACGGCCTCTTTCATTGAAATAGCGTTTGTTACTTTGGGATGTTTTTCACCCATTTTAATAATCATGTTTACAATGTAAGTAAGTGGATTCATAATATAACTTAGGCACTACTCCTATAAACCAAACTCGGTCTTGTACTGAGTCCGAAGATCAAGTAGATGGTCATACCATTTACTTGGCTCTTCAACAAACAGTTGAGACTGTCCAGTTTCCTCTACAGCAACTATTGTTACTATTCTTTCTATTGGTATCTGATACCTTTCTTCAAACATCTTAGCGTAAGCTGTTTCTTGTACAAAATAACTCTTACATCTACTTTGTGTTTTTCGTTTTGTTGATGTTTTAAAATCAATGACTGATACCTTACCAGCGAAGTCAGCTATACAGTCAACTCTACCGGCCATCATCAATTCATCTGAATACAAAGACCCTTCTAACATATAAATGTCTCCGAGCTTCTCAGTAATTTCTCTTGTCTGATTAAACATCATCTGATCTAGAGGAGTAGCCTTAGATAGTTTTTCATCAATGTCAATATTGTTTATAAAGTCTTCCATCATATAATGATATCGTGTACCTCTATTGGCTGCTTGAGAAGATATCTTATTGGCTTGTTCTTCACCAACCCATTTTCTCCAAGCCTCTATTCCCTTTCGATTCATTAATCCTGTAACACTCGTTACAGAAGGATAATTATTTCCTTCGGGAGTTGTGTAATATCTTTTTCCGTCTATTGTTTCAGTAGGTAAAGTAACGGACTCATAACCTTTCAAGTGATTGAATTTCATAATTTATTTTTTTCGTATTATATTGTCTGATTGTATTTTGGCGTGTTTATCAATGACTTGTCTTGTCTTGATTTCCTTACTAGTTTTTCTAGTGTGTTGGTTTGAGAGTACACTTCCTGGGTGTCCTTCTCCAACTTTTTGTAGGACTTCTTTGAATCCATGATTGTCAACATTACCAGCTGATATTTGACCTCGTATTACTCCAGGTACTTTAGTGTAGTATTGTTTCATATGTGGGTTATCTATCATGTATTGTTCTTTATCTGAGATAGTCATTAAAACATCAAGAAGTACTTCTTCTGTTTCTGAATTAATAAAATCGTAAGTAGGCACTAGTCACCTTCCTTTAAAACTTGTCGTGAATCAAGTACATCAGGAATGTTAGTTTGTAATTCTTGTACTAGAGATTGTTCTTTTTGTTTTACTGTATTCAGTTCAAAACTTAATTCTTGTAGAAGTTGTTTTGTCTTCGTAAGTTCTTCGTTCTGTTCATTTCCCAATTCAGCGATTCTCTTATGAGCAGCTCCTAACTGACTCTGTAATTCTCTGACATTAGCTTGTAGAATTTGTACTTCTGATTCTAACGCGTAATGTTTTTCACTTTTTATTGTCATGTCTCTTATCAAGAAATATTTTTATTATTCCCTGTTCCTCTGTTGAGAACGCGTCTAGGGATTTAGGACCCCATAGTGTTCCAAATCTCACACACTTGTCAGCAGCTGTACAATGGTTGTTCCAGTCTTCATCTGTCATTAAAGTTTTGTGTTGGTTGTCATCTGTGTACTTATATATTTCTTGACCTAGTTTAGTCATAAACACTTCTGTCGCAGATGGATCGTAAAGACCTCTCGGCTTACCTCTGTAAAGGTTATCTTTACTTTTATTTTCATAGTTATATTCAATCGTTTTCATTATTATCCTTGTTTAATCGACTTGTTAAATCCAGAACATTATCAGGATAACTACCACTGTAGATTTCTTTTCCTTCTTGTTCTGCTGTATCTTCATCAGGCAGTGAGTCCATTATATCACCAATTCCTGTTAAAGCTATAGATCCAATCATTCCCTCTGACGATAGAAGATCGAAAGCTATATTTCCGTTTGGGCTCGATAGAATCATATCATCTAACGCGCTCCCATTTCTTATAAAGCTGTCAATCATCAATGCGAACTGAACAGCTGTTTTATAATTCTCTTGATCAGGCCATGACATTGTTCTGTTAATAGTATCTTCATCTTCACAAAGACAAAGTTCAACTTGGCCTGATTCTTTAATTCGTATGATGGCATCACCGATATCACATTTATAATCAAATGTCTTTTTTTTCTTCATCTTTTTTTTCTTCTCTGACATGAGTCATAAATCGGTGGTAACCTGAATCGTCCATAAACTTGTGATCTCTAAGATACTTCAACATATATGTTGAGCCTTCTTTCTCTCCTCGTTTCCAGGATAAGGTAATCGCTATTACTAGAACAGTAATGTAGGATATATATTCTAAGGTTATAATACTCATAATCTAATATACAGTATAACAAAAGTGTACAAGCGGTATCAAGGTTTATCTTGTAATCTTTTGAAGTCTGTCAATTTGTTGTTGGATAATCGCTTTACGATTCGGCCAATAAATGTATTCTTTGTCTTCGTTCTTCATAAGATTTTGAAGTAACGGTAGAATGAGTTTTTCACATTCTATTAATCTATCTTTGAAACCTATTGTTTTATCAGTTTCTTTGGTTGATAGATTATCTTTATGGTCTTCCAATTCAGATAATGAATTGGATATTAATTTGGTTAGTAAGTCTACCTTACCGTCTAGTTCTTCTATTGCAGCTGAACTAGCTTGACCAGCTGATGAGGCAGCTACGGCTTTTAATTGTTCGGCAACTTCTTTTCCTACAGTTGCGTCTTCGCCTGTCTTAGTTTTTAGTTCTTCCTGATCTACAGCTGTAAATCCGAAATCGTTATAATCACTACTCATTTATTATTGGTCTTTTTATTATGTTAATCCCGCGTCTAGTTATTTCGTTTCTAATTTTCGATTTTACTTTACGCTTCGTATTGTGTTTGTTTAATTCTTCAAATAGGCTGTCTACAGACATTGCCTTTATATAATAATGCTTCATGGTTGAAGTACCTATAGCACCACTGAATCGATCTTTTCGAACAAACTCTTTCGCTGATGGTTTAAATTTTATTGGCATTTACTTCTTATATTTATATATACTGATAATTAAAAGAAAGAGGGGTTTGAAGCCCTCTCACTTATTAGCTAATTAGTCAGAGGATTCTTCCGATTCTTCAACCGCAACAGTCGGAACATCTACAGCTGCTGGTGCAGTTGGTGCTTCGTTTTGTTGTGCTTGAACTTCGGCAAGAAGGCTTTCTCTCACTCGTCCGACTCCGGATAGTTCTTCACCACGGAATGCTCCTCGCTGTGAGCAAACATCTATGATTGAAACTAGTCCTGCCAAGTCTTGGACAGTTATTACTTTCGCTTCCATTTTATACTCCCGTATATATCATTATTATTATGTAACTCTCGTTACGGTT